TCTGACAAGGTCAACGTACCGATCTTTGGGGACAATAATATCGTCCCCAAAAACCCGGACAGACTTGCCCCATTTCTTTCTATAATCCTCTAAGCTGCGCTCACGCGGTAATACCGCTAAAGCACAACAAAGAAAGACTATGGATTGAACGGGAAAAGTCAACGCTGAACCCTGAGTCGCGAATTTCTTCAGTACGAAGAAATTCTTTTCACGGGAAATCCCGTCGACAGACCACCGAGTTCGTACAGCATGAAAGAGTTCCAACAGGAGTTTATTCCCGCGGAATACTCTCTCTACTGTCCAACAAGACAATCTGTCGGATGCGTTCGATAAATCTATCGTACACATCGAACGATTCAAGGATGCTGCAGCCGCCATACGCCGTGATGGTTCTTGATCTTTAATTGTGATGAAATCACCCTTAAAGACTCTTCCCAGTACGGCCACTAAGTATCCAGCTAGTAGCTGCTGGGTCCATTGATGGCATGTAGGTTCCGAAGCTATAAGCCTCGGAGCCTTTGCCGTCTTTGCGACTTGACACAACTTGCTAGGTGGTTCGTGTGGTGACGGATACGTACGATCCTCAAAATGGTTATGGTTAAGAACACCAAAACCATCAAAAGGAAAGTAATGCTGCAATTTATCTGGCCAATTTGGAAAGTGGAATTTATCATTCCCTCTCTTATTGTCAGATACAGCGCCCTGTCCGTGTCTTAATCCGCTTACAGCCCCAGCGTCCCGTCCCTCTCCGTTGGAGAGGGCGTAGACGTCTGGGGTACCGAAGGCGGCGGAGACTTTTGAACAGACATGTTCAAGGTTTCCGAGAAGTTCCGTGACGGATTCACATCTTTTTCCCTCGAGAGAGGGGTCGAGGTGTAAATCAGAAACCATACCGTCATGAAAACGAACAGTATGGTGACGACCGTCAGGATCAAGTACGTCGGACCCCCACTCAAGAGTGGAAGTCCGGGTTCTCGATTCGATTCCATGATACTCCTCCATAGCCGCTTTAACGCGGTGGGGAGCACATGGCACTACGATTTTCTTACCCAAGCAGCAAAGCTGCCGAAGGAAGGCAATCGCAGTCACATCCGGTTCTTCAAGTAAGACACCAGAATTGTCAAATACGCGCAACCAAAGTCCCGAGAAAAGTCTCGGCACTTTGACCTTTTTAGACCTTGCATGACTGCAAGGCCCTCGAAGGACAAGGCGTCCCTTTTCGAGACCCTCCAACAAGAGGGTATCGAGGTTGGGGAGGTCGAGGGTAAAAGACCCAAGACCTCGATTTTTGACGAGAGAGGTGATTCGAGACAAGTCCCTAGCCAACCCCTCAATCTGAGGGTACGCAAGAGAGACATCCGTAAGGAGTCCCTCTTCGACAAGAAGCAACACATGTTCTTGGCTTTTCATCAATCTGTCCTTTCGGATGGAATGATTCCAAGCCTCAAACATGTCTCCACTGAAACGTTAGTTAGTCAGCTAGACTAGCTGACCCAGTTGATGAGATCGGTAACATTGGCACTCGTATTGAATGCCAAGAAACCGTTCGCGAAGTTAAGCGGTTCGGTAACTCCATCAGTGGCCTCGTTTTCGAGGACAATGTAGATTTTCCGTTCCGTTGGCTTCGTTGCCGGCGCAACCGGGAAAATCACCTGCACGAATTCGATGTTGTGGCGATCTATTTTGCCACGAACCGAATCCGTGTATTGTGAATGCCTGATTTTGAGCCGGAACTCATCAAGAGAACCTCGCAAGAGGTACTCTGACGTATAGCCCTGATCCGCGATCCTGGTAAGGATCTTGGGGACAGAGTTAATAGTCACTGTCAGTGTTGACGTGCCTAAGGCCATGTTAGCTTCCTTTCTTTCATTGATTGACTACCGATTTCCCGTTTATCGACGGTACTTCGATATACCAATCGATGCAAGAATCGACAGCTGCCGTAGTGATAAAAACGGCAGATGGGCAGAGAGTGTAGGCGTAGCTGGAGAACGTGACTTCGTTTCTCGGTTAGCCGTAAAGTCACCACAATTCGTGTGAATGACCTTCGGGTTCCCGATATTCGGAAAGCTACCTGGATTACTGGTAGATCTTCGAAAAGTTGTCACGGTTGTTCGATGAGACATAATACAAATGTCTGTCGGAGTTGCTGGAACAATGTTCCGAGATGCGGCGAGAAAATCGCCGACCGAGGAACACCAATCTATCAACCACGACCACGGCATTGCATTCCAAGCTGTGGAGAAATCCACAGTAAGGCCCAATACCGCTCGTCGAGCAGCTCTCCTCCGTTCGCTGTCTGTCTTCGGAGAATTCGCCGTTGGTTTCCAACGGACGAAACCCCATGTACGTTCGACTGTAAGTTTCGAACGATCGTGGAAAGTCGAACCTGGATTAGCGCTGTGGGTTTGAAAGCCCGCAACGAATTCCGAGTTCGATCCTCCAAACAGCGTACGTTTACGCCGGAAGCCACCTTGGCTTAAAGTTTCCAGTTCTCGTGTGCGTTTAGCATACTCGTCTTGGAAATTTAGCAAAGAGCTAAGGTCAGATATAAAAGGTCTGATACCAAACTGGTAAGTCAGATTGGCTCTAGCTGCCGATTTAAGGAAGCTATCGCCATAACCTTTCAAGAGATGAGGGAGTTCCCTCAGCTCAAAGACGGCAATTGGTAGGTCCACTACGGGCCTCGACGGTGAAGTCAAAGCAAGTAGCTTCGCAGCCAATGCGCCATTATCTGGTCTTCCGGGTATAGCGAGATGATCGTTATATGAAGTGAAGTTTCGGATAACATCAGGATACCAATTCCTGATGCGATCTCCGATTCCACCACCGCATATTTCGCCGTCTACGCTCGCGCCAGAGCCAACCAATCGGTGCTTTGTAACATCAAAAGGATGGTTATCACCGAGGAGAACCTCATCGTTGCATGTCTCACGTTCTTTCCACCAAGTTGGTAGATTAAACTGAGTCATACGACATGGAATACCCCCCTTTGATTTCCAATAGCCGTTGGCTTGTATGCCATCAACTATTGTTCTGGTGCGCGTCATATCGCTACTCTCTACACAGTGTTAGGGACACAAGGATTGTGCGAGTCATCTCGGAGAGGCCCTTACGGG